GGTCTACGGATTCATTTAGAAAATTAGAGATGAAAGAAAACCCCATAGGGCTGCAAGCATGAGAAACCTTGTGCCTATTAAGTCGGCGGGACTCAGAGAGTTTGACAGGCAACCTTCAGGTTAAGATGGGCGATGTCTGAGGTTATCTTATGGCTGGTTCGCCTGGCGCGAGAGAGTCGTGGTCCTTGGGTTAAAAATAATAGCTAAACTTGGTTAGTCCAAAAACGGCACACAACATTATTTGCAAAGGCCGTCTGCGGGCTAGCCAAACAGCTAAAGAGTGGAGGTACTATGGAGATTGCTTGGGAAACACTTGATAATCCAGCGATTTTGGGTGCGCTTATAGCTATTCTTATGCAGACGTTCGGTAAGAAGTTGGCAAGGTGGTTGGCGGGGGTTCTGCAGCCTAATCAAGATAAGTTGACTGCGGTTCGTGGTATTGTTGTCAATGCGGTGACGGTGTTGCTTGCCCTTGGGCTTGCATCCTTTCGACTTTCAGCGGACTGGAGTCTTGAGCCTGTCCTTGCTCTTGCGGCTGTTGCTGCGGCATTCTCTGTAGGAGAGTATGAGGCCCTTAAGAACATTTTTAGACTGCTTGGCTGGGAAGTAGAAGGGAGTTAGTTGTTGTAGACGAAAGGAGTTTATGGACCTTAAACCTTGTCCGTTTTGTGGTAGTGAAAAACTAGTTTTTCATAAGTATTCTCCACGTCATGCAAGTTTTTCTTGTTTTTATTATGTAGCTTGTGAGTCTTGTAAGAGTGAGACTTCTATGAGGGATAGCAGGGAATTAGCTTCTGAGTCTTGGAACCAACGTAAAATTCCTAATATTCAATATGCAGAAGTCCTAGTTGAGTGGATGAAGGATTCTAGGTTTAAGGAAGAGTACACGGCACTGCAGACGGTGTTTGACCGATTAGTTGAGTTGATAGTCGAAGAGGAAAGGAAGAGTGGCACCTAGATGAGGTGGAAGGTTAAAGAGCCTAAAGATGGTGACCTTAGAGTTAGGGAATCGAGGTTTTTGCTATTTCCTCGGCTTATTCGTGGTGAGCGTAGGTGGTTAGAGTTTGCTTCCTGGACTCAGGTTCGTCGTTTTGACCAGGCTACCTGTTTTTACGAGTGGCGAGATATCGCTTGGGCGGATTAAGTTCTATAGGAAGGAATAGTGGCACCTAGATTACAAGGAATGGGGCACTTGCCATTCCAGCGCAATACTGACTATTTCAACGAAGTTTGTAAGCAGTTGGACTGTGACCCAGCAACTATGATGACGAAAGAAGAAGTTTATGAAGCGCTGCAGTACATTCCGTTACCTACTATATTAGAAGTGCATAAATCTCGTGCAACGCATAGAATCGTAGTAGGCGGCAATAGGGCGGGAAAAAGCGAAGGCGCGGCTTGGGAGATAGTTCCTTACCTATTTTGGCGAACAAGAGGATGGGTTGTATCTGCTAACTATGAGTTAGCTGAGATTATTGTCGATAAGGTTATGACCATCCTCATTGAGCGAGCAGGGATGAGGAGAGTTAAACGTCCTGACAATCTACGACCTTTCGAGTTTTGCTATTCCTCTCGTGACCATCGGTTAACTTTGTGGACAGAAGCTAGGCTTGAAGCCAAGTCAAGCGAGAATCCTGATAGTATGCACGGGGCTAGCTTAGACTATGCCGTTATTGATGAGGCTTCACTGTTTCCTTATGCTCTTTATGATACCAGACTCGTCCCCAGACTCGTTGACTCGGGTGGCTGGATGTTGTCCCTTGGCACCTTCGAGTTTTTGCAAGGCGAGTGGTTTGAGAACTACTACGACATCGGCCAAGCGCCGAATGATTGGAGCATTACTAGTTGGCGACACCCGACACGGGATAATTACCATCATTACGTTTCGACTGGTGGTGAGACGCCGCAGTATTTAGCGATAATTTTTCGTACTAATTGGCGAAAGATTGTCAATATGAATCCTGGCGTTGATTGGCCTCTCCAGCCGAACGAAGACATTTTCATTTTTAACATTGACCTTATCTGGCTAGAGAAGGAGAAGAAGCGTCTAGAGGAACTGAGTCCTGGAGTTTTCTCTGCACGATATGAAGCTCAAAAATCTCCTAACCGATACCTTGTCTTTCCCTCTTGGTCTGTTAAGACTTACGTAGATAAGAAGCGTGCGTCATTTGATAAGCTTTTGCCTGTTTACTTAGCAGTTGACCCTGGAGGGACTTATGCCGTAGCAGCGATTCAATTGAAAAGGTTTGATGACCTGGATAGTTTTGAGAACAAGCTTTCTAAAGGTCAACATATTTGCATCATAGATACTATTTATTTGCAGACCACCGTTACAACGAAAGAGGTGTTTGATGAGTGTAGTAAGCGAGAGTGGTGGGCAAACGTAGCAAGAGATATTGATTATTGGGATAATTTCCAAGGTACAATTGATGTAAATGCTAAGGAACAACAGAAGACGTGGAGAACTCTTGGAAGAGAGAGCACTACATTGGGTAGACTCTATCTAAGAGGAAAGAAGGTGGGTATACAAGATGGTATCAAAACATTTCAGCACTACTTTGACACTCACACTTTTTGGTCGCATCCCAATAACAAGTTTCTTCATCTCGAGTTGGCAAGACATCACTATCCTGAAGCTCCGATTAAAAGGCAAGACACTGAGGACCCGCGAAGAACCGATAATCCAAAAGATTCTTGGAATCATCTCCTTAAAGCTATTTGGTACTTTATGGTGGGTAAATTTGGGTGTTATGGTAAGTCTAAGAGAAGTGGTGTGGTAACAAGAAAAGAACTGAGAAAGATGGCTAGAGAGAGGAAAGCAGTGTTGAAGGTTCGGGAGGGGATGTATGCTGTCTAGTTTACCTGAAATACAGAAACGACAAGAGGAAGTCTCTAGGCTTGACTTTTCTGAACGAGGTACAGCAAAAGAGCGTCAAGAGCTGTACTTAAAAACGCTTGAGGATTTTTTCCGCCTTCGTCTCAGTGCTACTTTTGCTGTTATGGAAGAGAAGGCGTTTTATGGCGAAAACTAAAATAGATGCTCCTCTGCTTCAGAGACGCCTTACTGATATGAGGGAGTTTTACAGAATACGTAATCTTAATATGATGGGTTGGCGTGACCTTTTCTTCAGAACCAAGGAGTCCTACTTTCTAGATAAAGAGGGTGAGTTCATTGAGCAGGCAGAGGATGAGGTTCGTATTATTCTTCCTGTCATTCAAACGACTGTTGAGAGTTTTATGGAGCTTCTACTCACGACGCCTCCTGCAATCACTGTACCATTACCTAGCGATAAGGGAGAGGATGTTGTTCATGCAGACCATAACGAAAAGGTTCTTCTTTCTATTTGGCAGGCTGCAGATATTTACGGAGAACTTGTAGATAGCTTGTGGCATGGCTTTGTGGATGGTTGGGGTGTATTACAAGTAGTGTGGGATAAGACTCCAGACAGTGAGCAGTCTCCTATAGTGGTTATTAGTCAGGACCCTTATAACATCTATGCCTGTCCCGGAAGTAGGCCTGGTACTTGGAAGTATGTTATTCATGCCTATCCTATTCTTGTTTCTGAAGTTAGGGATAACTTTATGAGTAAGATGAATAAGTTACGTCTAAAGTATAAAGCATTAGAAAAAGCTTTAGAAGGTATGAAAGATACCGATAAAGTTACTTTCATAGATTACTGGGATGATGAGGTAAATGCTACTTCTATCTCTCTTACGAAAGTTGAGAGAGGTACTTCTCGAGGAAATTTACAGATTGATGAGCTGATTAAGGACCCTACCCCTCATAATTATGGTTTTCTGCCGTTTGAGATATATCATCCCAATAAGCTTCCTTTCCGTAGAATTGGTGAGCGGATTGGTGTTTCTCTATTTCATATCATTGCTGAAACTGTGGTTTACTTTATGTCGCTTATTTCTAAGAAAGCAACAATGCTTGACCGTTGGAGCGACCCACCTCTTGTCACACAAACTGATGCAGGTCAGGATTTTGAGCCTACGCGTATCGGTGCTGGATATCACTTACGTCTAGGGTTGGAAGACAAGGCCTACTATCTAGAGAACCCTACTCCCCAGCCTCAGTTAGACTCTATGATTGAGATGGTGTTAGATTTTATTGAGAGGGCTTCTTTGCCTCGAGTGCTGCAGGGACAGTACGTGGGCACTATGTCTGGGATTGCCATGTCTCTGCTTCGCAATCCCACTCTTATGAAAATAGCTTTCAAACAGAAAGTGCTTGAGCGTGCTCTTGTGAGTATGAATTCTAAAATACTTAGATTGCTTGAGATAAAGCTTAAGTCAGCTCGTTACATGTGGGGATTTGATAACCGAGGTCGTGGCATTGACGTATGGATGGACCCTAAGAAAATTGATGGGTATTACCGAAACGAGGTTAAGCTTTCTGCCTCACTACCTACTGATGATTCTAATACTGTATCTATGCTGGCTAGCATGGTACAGCTTGGGATTCTCTCTACACAAACTGCTAGAGATGTTATGCAGCAGACGCTTCATGAGTTGTTGCCTCCATCATTGCCTGATGAGCAAAAACGGGTGCTTGCTGAAAAGATATTGAACGACCCGGAAATGGTACGTCAGTTGGCTTTGAAAGCAGCTAAAGAAACCCTTGGGGAGTTGATAGGGATGGAGCCAGAAGGTGATGGACAGGCTCAGACGAATCCCATGGGTGGGAGAGGCCCTAGTGCCATACAGCTCCCGGCAGGAGCTAGGGCTTCACAGCTTCCTGGAATGCCAGAAGGTAATGTAGATGGCGGTGGCGGTGGGCCTCCTGGTATTGGTCCGCAGGGACCTCCGATTCAATAGGGAGGTGGTGAGGCTGATGCAACTCGTACTTCGAGAGTTAAAACATGTTTTGATGTTTCCAATATTCTTGATGAGTTTAGTAGCTTTAGTGGTGGTAATAGCTTTGCATTTTGTACTTACTATTTTTCAAAGTATAGAGGACTTTTTATGGGAAGCGTTGGGGAGGTCCGGAATTTTGTTCCAGTCTTATAATGGCAGATAATCTTCTTTCTGGTGCTCAAGGTATGGTATCTCAGGGGATACAGGACGCTTTGGGTCTTGTTAAAGAGCAGCTTGGTGACCAGCGGTCTAAGCAGAGAGTACGTTTGACTAATCGAGAGCAAGTTGATTTATTTCTTCGTATGACTCCTAATGACTTTACTGAGTTGCGTAGTCGAGTTGGTGAAGAGCAGTTTCAACGGTATTGGAAGAGGATGAGAAATCTTGGAGAGGCTAACGTTTAATGCCTTATGATTTTAACTGGCTGTATAATGCAATAAGTGGAAGCAGTAGTGCGGAGTCGTCTACTCCTTCTTCTAGGGTTCCTACTCCTTCTGCTTCCGACCTTGCTACTGCTGGGTCTATAGGAGCCACTGCTCTGTATGGTGTTTCT